GATTTCTTCACAGTACACTAAAGGCTTGATGGGTCGTGATTCAGGTGGCATGAACTGGAAACTTGACCAAAACATCGTTTCACAAACTTTTGGTAACTTCTCTAGCTCTACTGTTACAGCTTCTGTTGCTACTACAACTGCAACTGGTTTCTTGACATCAGGTTGGGCTTCTAGCTCCACAATCACTTTGACAGCCGCCAATACTGGTACTATCAACTTAAACGCTGGTGATACATTTACTATTGCTGGTGTATATGCAGTAAACCCACAAAACCGCCAAGCTTACGGCACAAACAAACTGCGTTCATTCGTAGTTAAATCTGCTGTTTCAGTAGCTTCAGGTTCAAGCGTTTCTGTAACTGTATCTCCTGCTGTTATTAGCGGTGGTCAATTCCAAAACGTATCAATTCCTACAACTTCTGCAACTGCGGCTGTAACATTCTTTGCAAGCCAATACAATGCAAGCGGTAATGGTATTGTTTCTCCACAGAACATCGTGATGCACCGCAATGCGTTTACATTGGCTATGGCTGACCTTGAGTTGCCTGAAGGCGTTCATTTTGCTGGTCGTGCAAGCGACAAGGAAATTGGTCTTTCAATGCGTGTCGTGCGCCAATACACCATTAATAACGATAGTATTCCTACACGTGTTGATGTGTTGTACGGCTGGGCTCCTTTGTACCAAGAACTTGCTTGCCGAGTTGCGGCCTAATAACGGAGGGGCTTCGGCCCTTCCTTTTAAATTAATTTAAAGGAATCTAATCATGGCGAATCCAGGACCAGCAGTACAAAATTCAACCCACCCATCGAACCTTAATAGCCAACAGGCTTTGCGTGTTCTAGGTGTGTTGAAAGGCGTTTCTACAGCAGCAGCGGCTGACTTTGCAGTTCAAATTAACAACAGCGCACTTTATGTTCCTGTTTCAGTAGTTGTAGCTAACGCTAACAACGCTGGAGCAACACAATCTGTAGCTTCTGTAAATTTGGGTGTTTATACAGCTCCAGCTAAAGGTGGTACAACAAGTATTTTGACAGCAGCAGCATTGACTGGTCAAACTACTCCATCTTATGTAACTATCTCAGCAGCTTCAAATCCTAATACAGCGCAAACAGCACAAACTGTATATGTAAATATCTCTACAGCATTCGCTACTGCGACTGTTGATGTGTATATTTATGGATATGATTTAAGTCCAGGTTTCTTCTAAGGACTTGGGTACTAAAAGGAAAAAGCCATGCCCAAAAAGTATGGCTTTTTTTCTTAACTAACTTATAATGATTTAACCTTACACAAAGGAAAAAATATGTCTAAGACTACTGTTTGTCGTGGCAATATTATTGCTCAATCGATTGTTCAAGTAACACTTCCATCCACTACTATTTCAGGCACAAGTTCAGATGTAACTTTAACTGTTGCTGGTGTTCAGCCTAATGATTTTGTTCAAGCCGCTTTTGATGGTGCTTTAGTAACAGGTATTTCTATTGGCAATGCTTATACAAATACAGCAAATCAAGTTGTTGTTAGATTAATTAACAGTACTGGTTCTTCTGCCACTCAAACTGCTGGAACTTTGTTACTTAAAATTTCAACTTGTGAAGATTCTCCTATTCCTAGCAATGTAGTTTAAGGAGTTAAATAATGGCTTACGATTCAGCTTTTAGCCCTTTTGGGCCAACTTACTTGGTAAGCACTTCTGCGGTTCAAGTTAAAGCAACAAGCAATTTTTATCCTACTTCTTATAGAATTTACAATATAACAAGTGGAATTGTTCGCTTTGCTTGGGCTCCACAAGAGCCTGGTGATGCAACTGTTACTCCTACAGTAACTACTCCAACTGCAACTGGCACTCCTTATGTAATGTCTATTCCTGCAAATACAGTTCAAGTATTTAGTGGAATTCCTCCTAATGCGTGGTTTATTTCAGGCACAGCAACAAGCTTAGAAATTACTCCTGGTGAAGGAAAACTATAATGAGTTCAAATCAAGTAGCAAGTACAGTAACAGTCCAAAATGTGCCTGTTCAAGCTCAATTTAATTCAGCAGGGGTTTGTCTTGGTTTAGTTGGTCCTGGTGGTGCTTTCTTTTCCCCTCCTTTAACTGGTGATGTAATAAATCCATCTACCTTTCAAATGGGTGGAAATTTATTAGCATCTGCTACAACTTTGCCTACTATTGGATCAGGTTTTGGCACAAGCCCAACAATTACTGCTTCTAATACAATGTGCTTCAAAATTGTAGTTGGTACTGGTGGTGCGGCTAATGGAAGTATTACTTTGCCTACTGCTACTAATGGCTGGCTTGCATTTGCCGCTGATGTAACTAATGGTAATAGCCTATTCTTGCAATTAACTGCAAGCTCTACTACATCAGTTACATTTACAAGCTATTCAGTAACTACTGGTGCGGCTTCTAATATGTCTGCTGGAGATGTAATTTTAGTAAATTGCTTTGCTTATTAAGGTTTAAATATGGCTAATCCAGCTAATTCTACAGTTCAGAATTTACTGCCTGTACAGGCTTATTTTGATGTAAATGGAAACTTTCAGACTTTTATTGGTCAAGGTAAAGCATTTACAGCAACAATTAATCCTGTTCAATCAGGCTTGACTATTACAAATAGTACTATTGATAGCAGTCGAATTGGCGCAACCACTCCTTCTACTGGTAGCTTTACCAGCGGTCAAGTAGCGGCTACTCCTACTGGCTCTACTGATATTGCTAATAAATTGTATGTAGATTCTGTAGCTGTTGGAATTAGTTGGAAAGCTCCTGTAACGGCGGCTACTACTACAAATATTACTCTTTCAGGATTGCAAACTGTAGATACAGTAAGCCTTGTAGCTGGTAATACAGTATTAGTAAAAAATCAATCTACATCATCTCAAAATGGTATTTATATAGTAAATACTGGAGCTTGGACTTATGCTACTGGTTCTACTACTTGGGCTCAATATGTAAGCGCATTAGTATTTGTAGAGTATGGCGGTCAAGCTGGCTCTGCATGGTATTGTACTGCCCAGCCAGGCGGTACATTAGGCACTACAGCGATGACTTGGAGTAATTTCTCTACAGCCGCTAACTATACTGCTGGACCTGGTTTAACTTTAACTGGCTATCAATTTAGCATTACCAATACTGGAGTAGCCGCTACTACTTATGGCTCTGCTACTGCTACTCCTGTATTTGCCGTAAATGCTCAAGGGCAAATTACTTCAGTAACCAATACTACAATTACTCCTGCTATTGGAAATGTAACAGGCCTTGCTACTGGAATGCTTACATTCTTGCAAACTCCTACATCAGCCAATTTAGCGGCTACTGTAAGCGATGAAACTGGTACTGGAGCTTTGGTATTTGCTAATAGCCCAACGCTTATTGCGCCAGCTTTAGGTACTCCTGCAAGCGGTAATTTTTCTACTGGTACATTTACTTGGCCTACATTTAATCAAAATACTACAGGATATGCTGGAGGATTGGCTGGCGGTGCGGCTGGCTCATTGCCTTATCAAACTGGGGCTAATGCAACTACATTTTTGGCTGCTGGAACTAATGGTCAAGTTCTTACATTGGCTTCAGGAATTCCATCTTGGGCAACTCCTACTACTGGAACTGTAACTTCAGTAAGCGGTACTGGTACTGTAAATGGATTAACTTTAACTGGTACTGTAACTACTAGCGGAAGCCTTACTTTAGGCGGTACATTATCTAATATTGCTAATAGCGCACTTACAAATAGCTCTATTACTTTTGGCTCTACAGCCGCCGCTTTAGGTACTACTGTAAGCGCATTAAATGGTGTATCTATAGGCGCAACTACTAGGTCAAGCGGTGATTTCACCACTTTGTCAGGAAATTCAGTTACAAGCACTACTCCAGTATTAAGCTTTAACGCATCAAATACTATTGCTTCTTTTGGCTCTTCTACAGCAAGCTCATACAATCAGCTTGTAATACAAAATAAATCGACTTCTGCTGGAGCATCTACAAATTATGTAGCAAGCAATGATTTAGGTAC